GTCAGATGTCAGGTCAGGTCAGAGAACCAATGTCCTTATAGGAACCTTTCAGGCCGTGGTCAACCACCTTGTCCATGTCTGTCTCGTGACATCCTGCATTCATACGCTATGGCCTCATAGGCGGCAGCATCAACGTAGTTGTCCTTGTGTGTCTTGCCTTGCATCGTCCTCACATCCTTGATCATCGTCATCATCTTGGCGATGTCCTCTCCGTCGAGCGGCACAGCGATGCGGTACTTGGCCTTGATCCACGCGGAGAACAGGATCGCTGCATTCTCCATGTTCCTGACCACATCGCCATACTGAGCCTCTCTATGTATGCCGGTGATCTTGATTGCTTCAGCAAGGACAGAGACCCTGTCAGGCAGCGGGCGCTTTGGCCCGCCATTCTGCTCGATCCAGTCCTCGAGATCGATCTGCTCAGTCAAAATGGCAACTCCTCCTCCTCGTCTTCTTCTGAGTCCTCGGCCTTCACTGGCAGCAGACCAGAGAACGGGTCGTCTCCGTTCTCGCTGTAGGTCGATGTTGCCAAGCTATAGATCAGCGCTGCCTTGCCCTGCTTCCCGATCCACGAGAAGCGGCACTTCCATGAATGGATTTCCGACACGGGGGAGTGGGCAGGATCGGGGCGGTGAACGCTGATGCCGCAGTCTGCCTTTGCCCACCATGCGGCAGAACCAGAGATGTCATTGCCGTTCGGCACTGGCAGTTTGCCATCGGTGCCGCGCATCATCTTCGTCGGGTGGGCAACGAACCAGACATGAACCTCATGTGCCTGTGCGAAGAGCCTGACCTGAGACAGCATGTTGGAAATCCAATCTGTCTCGGCAACGTCCTTCGGCTTGGCGATGTAGTTGTAGGGGTCGATGACGGCGCCCCTGATGCCATGACGCATCACCGCAACACGCAGCCGCTCCAAGATGCTGTCGAGAGATGCGAGGCTGCCGTCTGCTTGGTAAAGGAAAGAGAAGTTCGATTGAACAAACGACTTGCCTTGTTCAAGTTCCCGCTTGGTCATGCGAGGCGTAGGCCCGTCGAAGAACGGCTTGCGCAGGTACTTGCTGACTAGCTTCGCGATGTGGAGGCGGGGTTCGTTTTCGAAGGAGCAGATGGCGTGCCGCCATCCCTTCTCTTGCGCGAGGTTGACCATCAACTGGTCAACGAACTCTGACTTGCCGGATGATGGGTGACCTGTGACGATGGTCAGTTGGCCCGGTGCGATGGTGTAGATTTCGTCAACTGTCGGGTAGCCTGTTGTCTCGCCTCTCCCTATGCCCTTGTCGTATATGTCGTCGAGTTGCTGGAAGAAGTGGGAGGAGTCGTAGAGGCCTGAGATCGGCCACGGCTTGCAGTCGGATAGCAACCTGTCGATGCCATCCTGACCGTACTTGAGCCATACGTCATTGGCATCCTTGCATCCCTCTGGGTACTCGACGTACCAGCAGCGGTCCTTGCCGATGCGTCTGGCTATCTCCTCGGCAGCGGCCTGCCCCGGACCGTCGGCATCCGTTGCGATGACGATCCTCTCAGCCGCATCGATCTGCTTCTTGGCGTCCCATACGAACTTGAACTTGCCGTCCTCCTTCGGATCGACGGCACCATCCACCACCTTCATCGGTGCCCCATTGGGGATCGATACGGCACTGCGATAGCCAGCCTCGACGAAGGTTGCCGCATCGACCTCGCCCTCGGCGATGATCATCCAGTCGTTCGGCTCGACGTTCTCGATGTTGAAGAAGGTCTGCGGTGCGCCTTGGCAAGCAAAGCCTTTGGAGGCAATCGCTCGAACCTTGGCTGCGTACTCGTGCCCGTTGTTGAAGTAGGGGAAGACGACGCAATCCGTCTCTTCGCCAACCGCGCGGATGAATGCCCGCGTCTCCTTGATCCTCAGCGTCTCAGCAGTCTTCTGGGATAGACCCCTACTCTTCAACCATCCAAGTGCTTGTTCCGAAAGGGTATTCCAGTTATGCTTCGGCACTGCGTTCACGATGACTCTCCTGACATGAGATGCTCTTTCCTCGAGGGGAACGATCCCCTCTTGCCCACAGTGCCAGCACTTGAACAGTGCCCGCTCTGTCTCGATCTGGATGGAGAGACTACGCTCTCCCTTCTTGCGGCGCTCCGGGCCACATGATGGGCAGACGATCTTGTGCTGTCCGGTCCCCAACCTGTGAGCCTCGCCGCGAACTTTGTGTTCGATCAGCACGGCTTCCTCTTTCTGACTCTGACCGAAGCAGCCTACATGACCACCTCTGAAAGTGTCAATAGGGTTGTGCCGTGCGACACATTGACCACACATGTCTTACACAAGTAGTATATGTATGAAGTATATACATGAGGTATCTACATGTAGGTTCTTTGTAGTTCTGTGTAGTACTATAGGTTGGGTATACCTATACCTACCTATACTAGAGTAGGTAGTACTACCTCTTCTATACTAGAGACTCTAATGATTGACCTTGGATTGTTCTTGTCTAGAGACCAGTAGATGTGTTTGATCTTTACCTGTCTATCGTTCTGGTAAACGATACCCTGCATACAATCCAAGATCACACTCTCGTCTAGGTCAGGTCTTCTGGAACTGTAGTAGATGACCGCCTCGACCTTAACATCGCCCTCGATCATCGTCTTCACTTGGGCGGCACACTGAAGCCGGAAGGCGTCGGCATACGACCTCGCCTTGGCAGACTTGATGATGGCAGGCCTGCCGCCGAAGGTGACAATCTTCCGGCTGTTAGCCTTTGACGCTGGTTCACCGAGGACAGTGAACGTGACATGTTGAGACATGTATTGACCTCTCTGGACTAAGAGTATATGACATGGATCAGGAGGAGACTCAATGAAGATCACAAACAAGCACGGCCTTCCGAAGGCATTCGTGGACTATGCCACGGCTGACCGGTACAGCAAGGGCAATGCTGACATCTCGGTGACCTCTCTCATCGACAGCCCGAGGGTTCGCCTCCTCAAGGACAGGCACTCAAACGACCTCGAGTCGGATGCTGCCGATATGATCTGGCCGCTGCTCGGCACCGCCGTCCACAACATTTTGGAGCAGTCCACCTCCACGGGGAACGTGGTCAAGGAGGAGCGGCTGTTCATGGAGGTGCAGGGATGGACCCTGTCTGGTGCCATCGACCATCAGGAGATCGTGGACAACGTGGTCCACATCACGGACTACAAGGTTACCTCGGTGTGGTCCGTCATCTTCGGCAAGGAAGAGTGGGAACTCCAGCAGAACGTCTATGCCCACATGATCCGCAAGGTGAAGGGCATGGAGGTTGGCTCGATCAGCATCTGTGCCATTCTCAGGGACTGGAACCGCAGGGACGCTGCGTTCAAGCCTGACTATCCGCAGTCCCCGGTGGTGACAGTTCGATTGAACTTGTGGGACAGCGAGAGGGCAGAGGCCTACATCAGCGAGCGGATATCGGCACACCAGTCCGCGCAGATGGACCACGACCTCAACGAGAACTTGCCCGACTGCACCGACGCGGAGCGGTGGGCGAAAGAAGACTCTTGGGCTGTGAAGAAGCCCGGAGCCAAGCGGGCCATCAAGGTGCTCTGGTCGCATCAGGAAGCGATCAACTACGTCGCAACGCTGCCAGCGAAGCACGAGATCGAGCACCGCAAGGGTGAGTACACACGCTGCGCGAACTACTGCGCCGTGTCCGAGTTCTGCAACCAGTGGGCCATGGATCAAGTGTCTTCGGCGGTAGACGGGGAGAATTGGGGGTGAGGGACGGTGTTGATGTCGCAGATGAAGACGACCTGAAGAAGCGATGGTGGTCTTGGCACAAGAAGAACCCGCACGTTTGGAGGCTCTTCGAGAAGTTTACCATGATCGCCATAGGCAGGGGGCACAAGAACCTGAGCGCTTGGCTGATCGTCAACAGGATACGATGGGAGACAAGCATTGAGACGGAGGGCGAGGACTTCAAGATCAGCAACGACTTCATCGCACTCTATGCGCGGTACTTCATGCACAAGCACCCGCAGTACAGTGGGTTCTTCAGAACCAAGCAGATGAAGAGGGCGGACTTGCCCGGCAACACAGATACAGAGG